AAATCAACGTAGATGACGCTGATCGTATTTTTGAGGGCAACTCAGCCATCTCGGAAGTTTCGCACTATGGCGGTTTGATCACCCGCAGTTGCGACAACAACGCTGAGCACGAAATCGTCTACGTCAACGAAAGCATCGACCCCGGCACTAACGCCTCATACGAGGGCTGTGCAATGGCGGGCTTAAAAATCCGTAGTTCCCGCAACCTCACCTCGCTGGAGCAACTGCACATCTACCAAAAGAACGGAATCCAAGTTCCAATCCGTCGCTTCACGCAGTTCAACAACTTCATCGACAGCGCCCCCGCCGCATCCAACATCTTCACCGACCTAGTGCGCTACCTGCTGATGAACAGGCAAGCAGGTCTTGGCGAGTTGTTCAGCTCTGACCTGATCGACGAAGCGGCGATGGCAACCACAGCCCGCTACTTGGAGATCAACGGTTTTTACTACGACGACGTAATCACCGAGCCCGTTAACATCCGCGATTTTGTCGCCGGCATCGCCCCCTCGTTGCTGTGCAACATGGTGACCAAGAACGGCAAGTTTGCACTGGAGCCTGCGCTGCCGTATCACAGCAACGGTTTGATCAGCAACCCGGTCCTAGCCGACGTACCCATCAAAGCCATCTTCACCGAGGGCAACATCCTCGAAGACACCTTCGAGCTGCGCTACCTAAACGCGGAAGAACGCAAGCCCATGAAGGTGGCACTTCGCTACCGCAGCGAATACCCCGATCGTTTCCCGGAAGAGCGCACCATCGTTGTCGGCTACAACAACGCACCGGAGTGGAACAACGCTCCAATCGAAGAGTTCAATTACACCCACATCACCAGCTACGACCACGCCCTGACCGTGGCTCGTTACTTCCTTGCCATCCGCCGCTACGTCACCCACACGATCAGCTTCAAGACCACCCCCTACGGCATCTCGCTGGCACCGGGCAACTACATCCGCGTGATCACCGAGCAAAACATTTACAACGCCACCTACAACAACGGCATCATCTTGGGTGATGGCACCGTCGTCTCAGTCGAACCGCTGGCACTGAATCAGAACCACGACGTATATCTCTGGGAACGTCAGAACAGCAACGTCGAAGAAACCAGCATCTTTATTGATCTAGACGGCAAAGCATTTAGCAAGCAAGATGCCATCTTTGCTGTGCGTAACGCCACCACAAGCAACCAAACCTATGTCGTCGAATCACTGCAAATCGACGAAGACGGACTGGTGCAAATTGTCGCCAGTCACTTCCCGGTCACCAGCGGCAACAAGAGCTTGATTGCCGAGCAAGTCACAGTGACTGCCCCCTTTACAATAGAAACGATGGCCTGATCCAATGGCTTTCCCCGACCTAAAACCAACCGCCCGCTCGGTCCGCCTTGGTGATTGGCCGGTCAAATCATTTCGCTCACAAAACGGCAAGGAATATCGCGTCGTTTACGGCGACAAGCGCGTCGGACAAGAACTGGAACTGACGTTTGAAAATATCTCAGATTCCAACGCCAACGATTTCATCGGGCACTACAACTCATCGAAAGGCACCTACGACACGTTCACGATTGAGCCCAACACCCGCGCCGGCTGGGGCTTAGGTGGAACGACCCCCTTTGATGCACCAAACGCCAGCCTGTATCGCTATGCCGAGGCTCCACAAATCACTAGCGTGAGACCTGGGCGTAGCACTGTTACCGTTCGCCTAGTGAGCGTCCTCCGATGAGCAAGATCTATACAGGCCGTGACGGCAAAATGCTCGGACCTCGCGGTGCCGCTGCTGCGGTCGAATACGGCAAGGTCACCAACTGGACGCTCCAAGCAGACCTTGAAACGCTGGAAACCACCAGCCTCGGAGACACGCAGCGCAGCTATGCCCCTGGCGTGCAGTCTTTTAGCGGTAGCGCCACGCTTCTGTACTACAACGACGGCACCAACAACGACGCCAGCGCACTACTGCAGCAGATCATCAAAACCGGCGCAGTCACCACGCCTGTTCGTTTGACGTTGCGACTGACGGATGGTGCTGTCAATAGTGACGCCACCTTTGACGCCTACATCACCAGCGCCAGCATCGGCGCTTCCGTCGGCGAAGTTTCCTCGGCGCAGATCAGCTTCCAAGCCACTGGCGCCCTTGCCACTGCGACCTTGTAATGAGCGTCTACCTCGGCACTTACGGTTACGTCGCGCTTCGCCGCAAATCCGGCGGCCAAAAGCTGCAGGTCTTGCTTCGCATCGGTGACGTAAACGCTGGCGCCAATCGGTTTGCACTGCAGGTCGACAACAACGCGATAGTCACAGGTGACCTGCTCTACATCCAAAACAACACCAACCAAGTCCTCGATTTCGTAGCAGCTAGCGGCTGGCAGGACAACCAACAACACCGTGACGGCAACTGGTACGTCAACGTTGACGACCTCGGCGGCATCCGCCTTTTCACGACCTACGCCAAGGCAGTTAGTGGTAATTCAGCCGATGCGGTTGACCTCGTTACCCCAGCAGCCGACCTCAGCATCAACCTCAGCATTGAGAACAGCAACTTTCTGACACTCGGCAAAGTCACCAGCTACGAACTGAGCACACAACGCGAGGCGATCGACACCACAGCTTTGAGCGATAGCTTCCGCTCGCAGTTCGGTGCGCTCATGTCCGGCTCGGGCAACATCCAAGCCCAGTGGAGCTATCAAAACGCCGGCGAGCAAGCCAACTACCTGCTGCAACTGGCGCTTCGCACCGAGATCGGCAGCGAGTTTGACGCGCAGTTCTTCCTCAAGACCGCCAACTATTCGCCTGAAATGGGTATTGGCGACACCGATGACGAGATCTTTTACGAAGTTTCTGGCGTCATCACCCAAGCTGGCATCGCCTTTTCACCTGACTCGGTAGTACAAGTCAACGCCGATTTCGTAACGACCGGTCCCATCCGATTGAAAGTACGTACGTTGAGTTACGACGAACTGCTGCAGGAAGACAGCTCTCGTTTGTTGCTTGACACGCTTCCTGCCGTGGCTGGTGGTTCGATTCTGCTGGAGTCATCTCAGTAGACTGACAATCAAGGGCTTTAGGTGCCGTGGCAGATCTCAAGATTTCTCAGCTAACGTCCCTGCCCGGCGGCAGTGTTGACGCTGCGGATGAATTACCGATCGTCCACCTCGCTGAGACCCGCAAGGTCACGGTCAAAAACCTGCTGGAAGGCGGTGTTGGCGACATGGACGCCGCCACAATCCCTAGCGCAAAGATTGATTTTGCCGCTGGTTCGATTGTTGCTGCCTCGTTGGCAACCGACGCTGTAACAACCGCCAAGATCCAAAACGACGCCGTAACTGGCGCCAAACTTGCCAACGACTCCGCTGCCGTTGTTAGTAGCACCCTGCCGGCTGCGGGTGATTTTGAAGGCCAACTCCATATTGATAGCGACGACAACAAGGCGTCCTACTGGAACGGCAGCACCTGGCTGGATCTCAAAGCCAAGGGTTCCGTCAACACCGTCACTGGCGACACCGCAGGCATCGTCAACCTGACGGCTACCGCCAACGGCGACACCATCGCCCTGACCACCTCGCTGGATAACACCAGCGCCGCCAACCAATTCCTCGCCGGTCCGACAAACGCCGCTGGTGCAGCCGCCTACCGGACCATTGATCCCAGTGACCTACCGGTAGCCAACACCTCGTTGCGTGGTGCGGTGATCGTCAACGGCAATGGCCTGACGATGGATGCCGGCGTCATCGAGATCGACAACGCTGTTGCTGCGCAAAACAGCCCGGTCTTCCACAAGATCGCCTACAACGCCCAGGGTCTGATCACCAGTAGCTCCTCGGTTGCTGGCGCTGATCTGCCGATTGCCACGGCTAGTAGCACGGGTGCAGTCCAGCCCGGAACTGGTTTAGCAGTCACAGGCGCTGGCGTCCTAAACCACGACAACGCGATTGCTGCCGGCACCACCAGCGGCATCAGTTACGACACCGAGGGGCACATCACCAACGCGGTGCCTTTGGTTGAGGCTGATATTCCCAACCTGCCCGCCACCAAGATCACCACCGGCTCGCTGGATATTGCGCGTATCGCCGCCAACACGGTGACCGGCGCCAAGTTGGCGAACTACGCCATCACCAAGATCGGTGATACCCAGCCGACCGCCGACCAAATCGGTCAGTTCTTCTTTAACCCGCTGACCCGAGACCTGTATCTCTGGGACGGCAACGTGTACCAGCCCATCGGCATCTCGGTGGGTGAGATCGTTTTTGCTGGCACGTTTGACGCATCGGCTGGTGGTGGCACCGGTCTTGTGGCGTCGGTGACGGATGAAGGAACCGCCATTGGTCTTGTTGTTGGGCAAGCACTGCCTGCCGCCGCTGCAGCCAACAACCGCTATTACCTCGTGGTTAGCGAGGCTGGCACGATTACCAGCGGTAACGCCCCACAAGTTGCGCTAAGTCCACCGGACATTGTGTTGTCCAACGGCAACGAGTGGACTGAGGTTGACGTTTCCCAGACGATCACCAGCGTCAGCGCCAACCAAGTCAGCTTTACCCCCGCTGGAAGCATTGCGGCCAGCAACGTCCAAGCTGCAATCGAAGAGCTGGACACTGAAAAACTGCCCAAGGCAGGTGGCACGGTCACTGGTGAACTGCTGATCGGGAATACAGGCAGCCTGGTCTTTGAAGGCTCAACTGATAACGCCTTTGAGACGACGGTTGCAGTCACTGATCCCACGGCTGACCGCACGATCACCCTGCCCAACGTATCCGGCACTGTCGTTACTACCGGCGATACGGGCAGTGTCACCAGCACAATGATTGCCGATGGCACGATCGTTGATGGTGACGTGAACGCCAGCGCCGCGATTGCCGGCAGCAAAATTCAAGCCGCCACTACCAGTAACGCTGGCGCAGTTCAACTCACCGATTCCACCAGCAGCACCAGCACAAGCACGGCCGCCACACCCAATGCGGTGAAGTCGGCGTATGACCTAGCCAACGCTGCGCTGCCGAAAGCCGGCGGCACGATGACTGGCACGATCACCTTCGCTGCT